TTTTTGATAAGCCTCCAAAGCAGAAGCCGCAGGATTCTGCAATTGAACTTGCTGAGCAGTAGGAGAAGAACCCGGAGACTGACCATAAGCCAACATTGGGTTCAAACCAGCAGCTTTCATATCATTAACTTGGGTCTGATAACGAGTCGCATACTGCTGCGCAGACCAAGCATTATTGGCAGAAGCGAGATCAGCATTAGCCTCATTAGTAGCAAGAGTCCCAAGAAAACCAAAAAGACCACCAGTGGCACCATCAAGCATTCCCATAAAAAACCTTTCTCCTTAGTCAAATCCTATCGGATTCGACCAAGGCATAGTTAAAACAAATCAAAAATGATCAATCAGACCAGGCACAGAATACAACGGCATCGGACGAGCAACACGATTATTAAAAAACGTATCGCACAAAAACTGTTGACCATTAGCACCAGAACCAACCGCAACAATACGAGAAATAGGAGGATTCTCCTGAATAAACGTAGAGTTCAAAGTAGGGAGACTAGTAAATTTCTGAGCCAAGTGCCAGCCATCAATAGTTCCAGCAGATGTAGATTTAAACAAACCAGTAATAAGAGAGGGGTTATAACGGTATTCCGCCCAACGCTCTTGGTATCCAAATACAGCACTGTCAGAAGAAGTACCTGTAACATAAATTTCCTTATTTAGAACAGCTTGCTCGCCAAGCATAGCAAAAGCAGGGAAATAGAAATCATAGCGAGTAGAACGACTCCACATCTTGCGAAGACCTTGTTGGTACGTAAGGTCCGCACGAACAGAAACCAATCCAATGATGACACCATGCTCTGTGAAGGACTGAGTGAATCCATGACCATTAGCCAAGCCTGTACCCATAGCAGCGAGATTGCCAAGAGGAGTCGACGTACCGGAAGCGTTAGTGCCCGAAGTTTGGGCGATGGGGTTAATCTGAATGGGTGTAGAACCACCACCAAGATACTCAGGACGCTGTAAACGGGCGTCAGGAGAAATGACACCAAAATGAGCACGAACAATCTCAGTATAACGAGTACCACCACGTGCGTCCCTTTCTAACAATTTTTGAATCTGAAAAGATTGACGCAACTGATTGATGGTTGCAGAAGTAGCGGAAGATAAGTCAGCATATAAACCAGAATTACCGAACTGAACAGTAGTACCAGAACCACCCGAATTAGGAAGATAAAGACCATAATCAGAACCACTAATATCACGGTTTGACAAAGGATAATTAGTGGTAAGACCAGTCTTATGAAAAGAAGGTGAAGTCCCATCGGAAACAACAGGAGCCGAAGTACCTAAAGGCAAAGAAACAGCAGTACCCTTCTGAGGCCAAGGCAAAGCAGAAGTAAAATAATCGTGACGCTTACCACGCTTCAACAAAGTGTAATCAGTATATAGATCAGGACCATCACCCTTATTAATAACCACAGAATTCTGTAAGTTTTGGTCACGAAACCACTCGTTATAAATTAAGTTATAAGCACGGAGATGAAGTGCAGCATGGGAAACAGTAGAACCAGTATTTACCTGTCCAAGAGTTGGCAAACCCATGTAATCAAACAAAGAACCAACATCATAACCAGACGTTTTAGAAACGATCTGAGGAATAACATAAGAAGTTGAATCACCAGGATTATCCTGTTGACCCATAAACTTCTGCCAATTGGACCAAATCAAACGATTAGGAACAAAAAAGAAAAAAGAATCAAGATAAAGATTGTCCATCGTAGGATACAAAGGCGTAGCCAAACGAGTAAAAGCAGTCATACGCAAATTAAACGTATCACCAGGCAAAACCTCATCGACATAGACAGGAACAAGATAACCAGCGTCAAAAGTAGTCTTGTGAGTAGTCTGAATGTTAAAAGAAGAACGAGGAATATCCGCCTTGGGAACCATAGCGAATTGGTGTGTAGACACCGATTGATTGCGATGCATAAAAAAACTCCAAAAAAAGGGGCCGAAGCCCCAAAATTAAACCTTGACCTGCTTACCTAAAGCACGTTGCAAGGGCTGTGGATGGCACTCAATAATACCAGTAGAGTCGTCATAGGTGCCAAGCTCATACAAGTCAAAATCATCAGAATGATGAAACATCTGGTTATCGTCAGCCGAGCGGTTAACTTCATCACTAAACGAACGGATAGCCAACCCAGCAGAAGGAACAAAAAGAGGACGACCGAAAGCATCAGCAGCACGATCCTTAACAGAAAAAATGAATTGAATCATTACGAAATTTCCTTAATGTATAAACGAATTTCCTCTAATTGTTGTTCAATTAGAGACTTCTTGAGAAGCAAAACCTTTCTAAGTTTTGCAGCGTGAATTAGATCACGAATAGCGAGAGTTTTTACAGGTTCATCCATGGTATTTTCCAATCAAAAAAAATTAATCAATAGCCCGAGTTAATCGGGAAAACTTTGCCTCAACAACTTGCTCTTTAACAGCAAGACGTTCATCGGTATTGTCATCGAATCTGGCAACACCGTCAATGAATCTTTGAAGCTGCAAGGCTTCAAATTCTTCAGGGAAATCTTGAGCAAATTTCTTGTCATAAAACTTAGGAGGACGAGCCTCCCGACCATTGATAACCACGTAATCATGAGGATATACGTCCGAAGTAAACTTCTTGTACCAATCAAACCCTATACCGGGTTTAAGAGACATTCGGTTAAATTCAGGCATACGATCTTTAATCTCACCAGTCTCCATATCTGTAGTCTCGTAATGATCTCCAGCAACTTTACCAGTGCGCTTCTTCATCACATAACGAGCTACATAAGCAGCGGACTCAAAAGTGACATCACCAATGGAACTATAACCAAAAGGCCAAAGATCTTCCAAGGATTTTGACCGATAGATAAGAGAACCCGAAGGAGTACGTTTCCAAAGAGTTTTGTCAGGAAAATCAAAACCGAAAATACACGCATGAAAATGGGGCCTTTCAAACTTCTCACCATACTCACCAGCCATATAAAAACGAATAGTAGAGTCCTTATAGCGCTTACGAAAGCGCTTCATAAACCTCTGATAATCACCATAATTTAGCGACCTATCGGGCGGGCAATGGTCATTGTCATAGGTTAATGTAATGAAGCAATTATGCTCATGCAAACTAGCTTCATGCATACAGCGTACCGCCCACTGGCGGCTACGCTCAAGGCGACACCCACGACATTGACCGCACGGCAAAGAAAGAGAACGTACTACGTCCCCTTTCCTCTCGCTAAAAATGATGGATCCATCCGAAGTCTGATAAGCCTGTAGCGGATGGAAACAAGCCATGATTACAAACGAATACCACCACGCATTGGAGGTGGAGATAGATTAGCACCCTTAGTATGGGATGCATGATGACGAAACTTAGAAGCACTCTTGTGTTTCGATACGTGATGACGAGATAGCGGTTTCATAAATTCTCCAAAAAGTCGTTTAAAAAGGTGTCACCTAGCACAGTTAAGATCAAGTAGAAGACTGTGCTACCCCGCCACCTTCCGGTGCGGGGTTGGTAACAGCAACTTGCGTTGCAGGTACGAGACCAAACTTTTCAGCTTCGGCTCGGTTGTTCTCGTCCGAACAAAAATCAACAAACGCCCCAGGGTCGTTGTTAAATCGAGTACGAATATGAGCAGGAAGCTCCATGAAAGCCGCATCAGCGGCACGAACTGCGTTCAAAGAGGTGTGATAGTCAGTTGCATCAGTAAAGTCGCCGTATTGAGGCATACGGACGCCTTGCGGCAACTCACCAGTTAAACCAAAACGCCGAACAATAGTATTGATATCGGCTTCATCTTTGGCATGCTGTTGCGCCAAAGAAGGATCGAGACACTCAAGCGCAGAAGCGTCAGACGCTTCCATAGTGTCATAGTTGTACGGGGTACGAAGAAACATAAAAGAAACTCCAAAAAAATTACCGAGAACGGCGGGAAGGAACATAAGGACGACGAGCGCGATCAGCTTGGGCAGCGCTATTCATAGCGCCAGCAACATTACCAATATCACGAATAAAAGGACGAGCAGGACCAGATTTAGCCTCATAAGCCTGCTCATTCAATGCACGAGTCAAATCAGCTTGAGTGATTTTACGTTCAGCAATAGCTTTATCAGCCTGAGCACGAGCTTGAGCAGCATAAGCACCATTAGAAACAATTTCAGATGCAATTTTAGGCAAATTTGCTTTGTTTACAGCAATCTGAGACCAATACGAAGCAGCAAGAGCCTTCTGAGTTGGATTATGAACGTTTTGTTGAGACCATAAACGATGAGTTGCTTCATTGGCCGTTGTAGTTTTAAGACGCTCATCAGCATCAGCAGCCAATTTCTGAGCTGCAATCAATTTAGCCTGTTCATCCTTCACTTTGGTATCAGCCTCCTTAGCCTTAGTATCAGCAAGAATGTTTCCAACCTGAGCAGCCATCACATCACGCTCTTGCGATTTTTGATAAGCCTCCAAAGCAGAAGCCGCAGGATTCTGCAATTGAACTTGCTGAGCAGTAGGAGAAGAACCCGGAGACTGACCATAAGCCAACATTGGGTTCAAACCAGCAGCTTTCATATCATTA